GTTCTATCGCTGCTTGGCCCGGTCGCGCTTGGCCCGGTCGATCTGCTCGCGCAGCCAGCCGGGTCCGAGCAACCGGTGGAACGCCGCTTTCTGCGCTGCCGTCGCTAGCACGCGGATCACGGACGATTTGCGGTCCTCGGGCGGCATCGTGCTGCCCTTGGGCCGGCCGGGTCGGCGGGACGGCTCCTCTGGGCTAGAAGCGGGCTCGGCGGGGGTTTTCGGTGCGGAATCAGGCGTAGTCACGGCGAAACCTGGCATTTGCAGGATGGTCGATGGACCAGCGATCCGGCTGCAATCCGGTGCTGCGGGCGTGCTCCTCGGCGTCCGCGACAGAGCCGAACGCGACCAGATCATCGTCGGGGCCGCTGTAGTAATAGCAGCCCTGACGATAGATGTCTCGGCTGCCGCCGTGGCTGGATGTGCTGGCGGCAATCCGCTGAGCGATGGGACTTGTCGGGTAGGCGTACCCGATGTGATATTCGGGTCGTGTGGTCATGTCAATCTCCGATCAAGCAAGGCGCTGTCCGTATGCGTCAACGGCCGTGCCGTGCTTGCGGAACAGCGCCGCCGTCGCGCGCTCGGCTCCGCGGCGCAGCCGCTTGGACTCCTCGGGGTCGGCCCACACGCCCACGGCCAGCCGGACGGCGCCGCAGAGGCACCGAAACTGCCCGTGGACGTGGCTGTACTCGCTGTGTTGATGGTTGCTGCTGGTGGTCATTTCGTTCTCCTTGCCCCAGCTCCCGAGGCGCGGCGGATGCGGCGCATCCATGGATTAAATATAGCACTAGAAAACTAGGCGTCAAGCTATTTGGTGGTGCTATGCGTAATTCCGACGGGCGGTAGGAAAACGCCGACGAATGGTAGTTATCCACAGGATCAGATTTCAACCACCGGACCACGACCATGAAACAGGCCGCGAAGAAGGTACCGGCGAAGAAGGCTGCGCCAGTCAATGCGAAAGAGAAAGTAGTACCGGCGAAGAAGAGCGAGTTGACGCAGCAACAGCGCCGGTTCGTCGCCGAGTACCTGAAGGACGAGAACGGGACGCAGGCCGCGATCCGCGCCGGCTACTCGGCTCACACTGCGCAGCCCCAGGCGTCGCGCTTGTTATGCAACGTTATGGTGAAAACAGCCATTGAGCAGTGGCAGGCTGAACTGATCGCCAAGGTGCAGAAGGACACCGGCATCACCCTCGAGCGCACCCTGCGCGAGATCGCCAAGGGTGCATTCCACGACCCGCGCAAGTTCTTCGACGACGCCGGCAACCTCAAGGGCATCACCGAGCTGGACGACGACACCGCTGCGGCGCTGGCCGGCTTCGATGTGTCCGAGGAACGTGGAAGCGGCGAGGAACGTGGTCAGGTGGTCGGCTTCACCAAGAAGATCAAGCTGGCCGACCGCAAGGGCTACCTGGACATGTTGATGAAGCACCTGGGCGGCTACAAGAAGGACAACGAGCAGGGCGGGGAGGCCGCGGCGAACGCCATCGGCGCGCTCCTGGGCAGCATGAAGCGCTCGGCGCTGCCGGTGGTCGCCAATCCCGAGGACTAGCGGTGAATGGCGCCGGCATCTACCAGGACAACAGGCGACGGATGGCGGAAATGCGCGATGCCGGCGCGACGTGGCGAGCGATCGGCGCGCATTTTGGCGTTGGTCACGGGCCGGTAATGGTCTACGTGAAGCAGTGGCGAGCAAATGCGGCCTGAGTACCGGGTGCCGGAGAGTGAGGCCGAGCTAATCGAGATGCTGCAGGACCCGATGTGGCGGATTTGCTCGGGTTTTTTGTACCGCATCATGGTGAAAAGCGCTGACGGGGACGGCGCTTCAGTGATTCCATTCATCCCGAATGCGGCCCAGGTCCGGCTGATCAAGCGGCTTCACCACCGCAACCTGATTCTCAAGGCGCGGCAGCTCGGGTTCACCACGCTGATCGCCATTCTGTGGCTTGACCACGCGCTGTTCAACGCGGACCAGCGCTGCGGGATCATCGCGCACGACCGGGAAGCCGCGGAGGTGATCTTCCGCGACAAGGTGAAGTTGGCCTATGACCGGCTGCCGGAGCAGTTGAAACAGGCCATGCCGCTGGCCAAGGACAGCGCCAGCGAACTGCTGTTCGCCCACAACAATTCCAGCGTGCGGGTCGCCACCTCGATGCGCTCGGGCACGATTCACCGGCTGCACATCTCGGAGTTCGGCAAGATTTGCGCCCGCTTCCCGGAAAAGGCCGTGGAAGTGGTGACGGGTTCGCTGCCGGCGGTGCCGCTGGACGGCATCACGATCGTGGAGTCGACCGCAGAGGGGCAGGACGGCGACTTCTACAAGATGAGCGAGCGGGCGATGGCGCTGGCCGAGAAGGGCGCCGAGTTGACCCCGCGCGATTACCGCTTTCACTTCTACCCGTGGTGGCAGGAGCCGGGCTACCGGATGGTCCAGCACGTCGGCCGCTCGGCCCAGGATCTGGAGTATTTCACCCTAGTCGAGGCCGAGATGGGCTGCACGCTCGACGAGCAGCAGCGCAACTGGTATCTGGCAACCCGCGACGCCGACTTCTCGGGCGACGAAGAGAAGATGTGGCAGGAGTATCCGAGCACGCCGCGCGAGGCGTTCCAGGTCTCCAGCGAGGGCAAGTATTTCGCGGTGCAGCTCGCCAAGGCCCGTAAGGAAGGGCGTATCGGGTTCGTTCCGCACACCGAAGGCGTGGCGGTCAACACCTTCTGGGACATCGGCTCGAGCGACGGCACGGCGATCTGGTTGCACCAGCGCATCGGGCTGCAGGACCGCTTCATCGGATTCATCGAGGGATGGGGCGAGCCCTACGCCTACTACGGCAAGAAGCTGCAGGACACCGGCTATCTCTGGGGCACGCACTACCTGCCGCACGACGCCGACCACAAGCGCCAGCAGGGCAACGCGGTGGTCTCCCCGAAGGACGAACTGCAAAAACTGCCGATCGCCGGAACCTGGGAAATCGTGCCGGTGGTCGACGACGTGAACCACGGCATTCAGGCCACCCGGGCCAAGTTCGGCGCCTGTTGGTTCGACGACCGGGCCGAGACTGGTGGCAAGGATGGCCTGGCGCATCTGGCGGCCTACGGCAAGCAGTGGAACGAGCGAGCTGGCTGCTGGAGTTCGCAGCCGCGCCACGACATCCACAGCGAGGCGGCCGACGCCTTCCGCCAGTACGGGCAGGGCTTCGATGGCGTCACCACTTCGATTTACGACCGGCACGCGGAGGGCAGCAAGCGCCGCACCGGCTCATGGAGAACCGCATGACCATGATCTACGGCCCCACCGGACGCCCCCTGACGGCGGTCGGCGGCAAGCACTCCTGGAAGCAGTTCCGCCGCGGCGATGTCGTCTGCTCCCTGCAGTGGGCGGGCGATCCGATCGAACCGGCGATGGTGCTGTTCCCGAACATCGGCAACACCCGCGGCGGGGTTTTCGTGTTGTGCTTGTCGTCCCTGCACAAGTACGTCGAGAAGACCGGCTACGCCAGCCGCGACCTGAAAACCACCGGCTGGCAGGACATCGCCCGCCACCTCGGCCTGGACGCGGTCTCGCGCAGCGCCTGCGCCGACATCTGCGGAATCATCGAGGACTGCGCGCCGGAACTGGTGTGGATGCCGCCCGCCCCGCCCGCTGTCAAGGCCGCCCAGGCGCCCGAGAAGGTCGGCGAACTCGTGATCAGCGAAAAGGGTGGCCGCGTGCTGCACGAGGCGCAGGTCTGATGTCCGAGATCGAGCGCTCCTACGCCGAGTCCGGTGACAGCGCCGTCGCTCGCATGGCCCCGGAGGTTCGCGCGCCCAGGCGCAAGGGCAAGAACGGCCTGGACAGCCCGGAGACGCGCCGCCGGCACGGCATCCTGATGGACTGGCTGCAGCAGGAGCGCGACCGCCAGAGCGTCAACCGCTTCCAGATGGCGGTCGACGAGGACTTCTACGACGGCCTACAGTGGACCGAAGAGGACGCCAACGAACTGGCCGACCGCTATCAGGCCGCGCTGGTCTTCAACAAGGTCAAGCCGAGCATCAACTGGATGCTGGGCACCGAGAAGCGCACCCGCTTCGACTACAAGATCCTGCCGCGAGAGGAAAACGACGAGCAGGGCGCCGAGGTCAAGACCAAGGTCTTCAAGTACCTCTCGGACTGCAACCGGCTGCCCTTCGAGCGCTCGCAGGTTTTCAAGGAGATGATCTGCGCCGGGGTCGGCTGGCTCGAGGAGGGCATCAACACCGAGCCCGGCCAGGAGATCATCTACGCCGGTGGCGAGAGCTGGCGCAACGTGCTGCACGACAGCATGAGCGTGAAGCTGGACTTCAACCAGGACGGCCGCTATCTGTTTCGCTGGCGCTGGATGGACGTGGACATTGCCGAAACGATGTTCCCGGACCGAAAGAGCATCCTACGCAGCGAAGCGCTGGACGCAGACCAGATCGCCGAGAAGGACGAGGACATCTGGTACCTGGGCGCGCGGACCAACGCCGAACTGGCCGAGTTCTCCCGCTACACCCGGCACCGCAGCGTCTCCAGCCAGGGCGCGGCTGGATTCAACCGACGCCAGCGGGTCAAGATCATCGAGGGCTGGTATCGGGTGCCCTGCGCCTGCCAGGTCATGCGCGGCTCCGGCCGGCTAGACGGCGAGATTTTCGACCAGAAGAACCTCGAGCACTGCGCCGCGGTTGAGGCCGAGGACGTCACGCTGGCCTCGACGACCTACCTGAAGATGCACGTCATGCTGTTCACGGAATCGCATCCGCTATGGCATGGCCCGAGCCCGTACCGGCACAACCGCTTTCCGCTGACGCCGACCTGGTGCTACCGCCGGGCCAGGGACGGAATGCCCTACGGGATGATCCGCGACGTGCGCGACGCGCAGGAAGATTTCAACAAGCGTGCCAGCAAGGCCTTGTTCATCCTGTCGACCAACCGGGTCGTGATGGACAAGGGCGCGATCGACGCCAAGGACATCGAGCGCTTCCGGGCTGAAGTTGCGAGGCCTGACGGCATCATCGAGAAGAAGGCCGGGGCGGAACTGAAGATCGAGCGCGACACCCAGTTGGCCGAAGAGCACCTGATGCTGGCCGACCGCGACGCGCAGATGATCCAGGACATCAGCGGCATCACAGATGAGAACCTGGGGCGCCAGACCAATGCCAACAGCGGCGTGGCGATCCAACGAAGGCAGGACCAGGGCGGGATCGTCACGGCCACCGTGTTCGACAACTACCGCTTCGCCTACCAGATCCAGGGCGAGAAGATCCTCTCCCTGATCGAGCAGTATTACACCTCCAGGAAGGTGCTGCGCATCATCGGCGAGAACAAGCCCATCGAGTGGCTGCCGGTCAACAACATCGACCCCGAGAGCGGGGAGACCCTCAACGACATCACCGCGTCCAAGGCCGACTTCATCGTCGACGAACAGGACTTCCGCGCCAGTCTGAGACAGGCCC